ATCTTGAACATTTTAAATTGGGCATAGAAAACAAAATTGACATCTGGCATAAGATGTTGAAATTAGACCCCAAAGGTCTGATGAAATCATGGAGTAGTATCGACCTTGACAACTGACCTTATAGACAAAATTAAACATTACTGGAATACACAACCTTGTAATGTCAAACACAGCCTTAGCGAGCCAGGCACAGAACAATATTGGAACGAAGTTACACAACGTAGATTCTTTGTAGAACCTCACCTGCGTGATTTTGCTAGTTTTCATCTGTGGCGTGGCAAACGTGTATTAGAGATAGGATCTGGTATTGGATCTGATGCTGTGGAGTTTGCACGTCATGGTGCCGACTATGTGGGAATTGATCTTTCAGCAGAATCTGTGGCCATGAGTCGACAACGATTTGATCTATTTGGACTCAATGGCAAATTTCATGTGATGGATGGCGCAGACAGTGCAGCAGTGGACTGTTTGGGCAAATTTGATCTAGTATACAGTTGCGGAGTATTGCATCACTATCCAGACATGACTGCATGTTTGAATAATATTCATAATGCTCTGGTGCCCAATGGAGAATTTCGTATGTTGGTATACGCAAAGAACTCCTGGAAGTATGCAATGATCCAAAAAGGCCTGGATCAATTCGAAGCACAATCAGATTGTCCGTATGCCAAAGCCTACAGCAAGGAAGAAATTTATGACCTGTTGGAGGAAAAATTTCGAGTGCTGAGAATTAGGCAAGATCATTGTTTCATGTATAATGTACCTAAGTACCGCAACGGCGAGTATGAATTAGAGCCCTGGTTTGCTGCCATGTCAGAAGACATGAGATCAGCAGTTAAAGAATACCTGGGTTGGCATTTGTTAATTAAAGCACAAAAAATATGAGTAAACTTAAAGTATCTGAACTGTTTTATAGTATCCAAGGTGAGGGGCGTTATATGGGGGTGCCCAGTGTGTTCTTGCGTGTGTTTGGATGCAACTTCAAATGTGCAGGATTCGGTATGCCACGAGGCAAACTAAGCAAGGAAACAGAAGAAATTGCAGTCATGCATGCCATGCATCCATTTAAAGAGTATAATGAACTTCCGCTGGTTAGCACTGGATGTGACAGTTATGCTAGTTGGCATCCAGACTTTAAAGAGTTGAGTCCCATGCTAACCAGCGAAGCCATTGTAGATCGTATTGTGGAAATCATTCCGCACGGAGAATGGAAGGATGAGCATCTTGTTATCACCGGTGGTGAGCCATTGCTAGGTTGGCAACGTGCTTATCCAGACTTGTTGAATCACGAAAAGATGTTGAAGCTGAAAGAAATTACTTTTGAAACAAATGGTACTCAAAAACTAACTCCGGAGTTTAAAGAGTTTCTAAAACAGTGGGGTACGAATCCTCCATTTACATCTCGTGAGATCACATTCTCAGTTAGTGCTAAACTTCCTTGTAGTGGTGAGAAGTGGGAAGATGCTATCTGCCCAGAAATTGTGTGTGAGTATGAATCTGTTGGTACAACATATTTAAAATTTGTTATTGCTACCGAACAAGACTTTGCTGATGCTGAGTGTGCTATTGCTGCATTCCGTTCTGCAGGATTCAAAGGACATGTGTACTTGATGCCAGTGGGCGGTGTAGAAAGTGTTTACTCATTGAATAACAAGGCTGTGGCTATTATGGCCATGAACGCAGGTTTACGTTACAGTGACCGATTGCAAGTACCCTTGTTCAAGAACGAGTGGGGCACTTGATGCTTGATCACCCGGTGAGTCAAGAGTTTCAATATCAAGAATGGGGCCTAAATCAAATACGCAACTGGCGTTTGAATTTTTGTTTATGGCCAAGAAATTGTTACTTTTCTAGAGATCGACTATGGCTTACTTGGTGTTACAAAGGATCTAGAATTATCTCAGGACCCGGCGACCCAATTGATGATGTATACTACATAAGCAAATTTGAATATTTGTTGTGGCAAATAAAACGATAATAGAAAAAGTGGACATATATCAAAATGACTAAGAATTCAGCCAATGGTGTCAGCAGTTTTGATAGTGAATCAACTGGTTCGCTGATACATTTCCTCAACAGAAATGTAACGCCGTACGCCACGTCCACCCTGGGTCCTAAGTTTGATCTTGTGCCTGTTGAAAAACAAAAGGACATCATGCTCAATGTTGCTAGAATGCATTCTCAACAAGAATACAATCGCATCATGGATCTGGTTCGAGTGTTAGAATCACAAGCACAAGAAATTAAACGTCGATTAGAAATAACAGATGCAGTTCATGCTGCCGAATATCAGTTCCAGACTTATCACGGTCAGACCTACTGGTTGGCGTTTGATACCAACAAAAACAAAACCATCTTGGCTAAATTAGGCCCCAATGACTGGAGCAGCAGTGCTCCTAAAAATTACGAATATATTACCCAAGTCAAGTGGCTGGGCGATTATACCTGGCAAGAAGTAAAAGAGGAATAACATGGCATTTTTTGATATGTTTCGAAAGAAACCCAACACCGTTGCAGAACCCAAGCCGTCTGGGCCCGCAGTGACTCCGCCCAAGGCTCGAGCTCAAAGAGGCCCTGCCAAGGAAGAATCCAAAACAGCCAAGCAACAGGCCACTGAGAATAACTTGCCCTATGTGAACATTCTCAGCATGGATGTGGATCTAGACAACTTGCATCAAGGTGCATTTGAACTGGACTGGAATGAGATTTTTGTAGCGCGGCTGGTCAAAGCTGGATACATGATCAAGAAGGATGATACTGATGCTGAAATTGTGGATCGATGGTTTCAGAATGTGTGTCGACATGTGGTAATGGAAACTTGGGAACAAGAAGAAGCCATGGCCAAGAGTGGTATGTGGGTACGCAGCACCGATGTTGGCAACGGTCGCACTGAAGTATCGTGAAACTATACGTCAACGGTGATAGCCATACAGCAGGTGCTGAAGCAGTGTCCCCTGCTGCATTTGCTGAAGATGATGGCTATCCTGAACTAGGACGCCGACCACATCCTGCTAACTTAGCTGTAAGCTGGGGGCAACAATTGGCCAACAAGTTAGGTGTTGAACTAATTTGTGATGCTGAATCTGCTGCTTCTAACTACAGAATTCTACGCACCACGCGAGCTTGGATGCAAAGTTTGCATCCTTGGGAATCAGCTGTGGCAATCATACAGTGGAGCACGTGGGAACGAGAAGAGTGGATGCACAATGGCAAATACTTGCAAGTAGGTAGCTCTGGACTAGATTGGGTTCCTGAAGAGTTGCAAGATCAGTATCGACATTTTGTAGTTAATGTGGATTGGAATCAGCGTCAACAATACTGGCATCAAGAGATTTGGCAATTGCATCAGGAACTGGATGCTATGAAGATACCGCATGTGTTTTTCAACGGCAACAATTCGTTTGACCGTGTTACCCGCCTGCTGGATTGGAAAGATTCATACATAGCACCGTATTCAGAATTCACTTACAATGAGATTCTGCGTGATCAATTTGAACCTGTCAGCGCCGGCTCTTGGCATTTTGGTAAAGACGCTCATTGCTTTTGGGCCGAATTTGTGTTACAATACTGTATAGAAAACAATATATTGGATCCCAATGCGATATCTTTTGATTGATACAGCTAACACTTTTTTTCGTGCTCGACACTCTGTTTTCCGTGCTGCCGATGCATGGGAAAAAGTAGGATATGCTTTACATATTGTGATGAGCAGTGTAAACAAAGTACACAAACAATTTCAAGCAGACCACGTGGTGTTCTGTTTAGAAGGTCGCTCATGGCGCAAGGACTTTTATGCGCCTTACAAGAAGAATCGTGCTGTGGCTCGGACCGCATTGTCCGACACAGAACAAGAAGAGGATAAATTGTTTTGGGAGACTTACGATAGTCTCACTAAATATTTGGCCGACGGTACTAATTGTAGCGTTATCCGACATCCAGAAGCCGAAGCCGACGACGTTATTGCTCGCTGGATAGCTTTGCACCCGCAAGACGAGCACTATATCATTTCATCAGACACTGATTTTATACAATTGCTGGCACCCAACGTTAGCCAATATAATGGCATCACTGACGAGCTTCACACAATCACTGGTATATTTGATGCCAAGGGCCGACGTGTGCAAGATAAAAAGACCAAGACAGACAAAACAATTCCAGATCCTGAATGGTTGCTGTTTGAGAAATGTATGCGTGGCGATACGTCAGACAACGTCTTTAGTGCATATCCTGGTGTGAGAACCAACGGCACCAAAAACAAAGTTGGCTTGCAAGAAGCATTTGAAGATCGTAACAGTAAAGGCTATTCGTGGAATAATCTCATGTTACAAAGATGGTCTGATCACAACGGTGAGGAGCATCGTGTAAAGGACGACTACGAACGCAATCGTGTGCTGATTGATTTAACTGCACAACCAGAAGATATCAAAGCCAAAGTGGACGGTGCAATACGTGAACAGATCAGCCACAAAGACATTGGTCAAGTTGGTGTGAGATTCATGAAGTTCTGTGGCAAGTACGAACTCAACAAGATATCCGAGTCAGCAGAGCAATATGCTCGTTGGCTCAACGAAACATATAAAGGAACACTAG